CAACTCGAATGATCGTTACAACTCGAATGATCGTTACAACTCGAATGATCGTTACAACTCGAATGATCGTTACAACTCGAATGATCGTTACAACTCGAACCCTTATTATTCTAACACGAGTGTTGCTAACAAACCTAGTGCTAAGAACAATGGTTCTAAGAAATATGGTATTGCGAGAACTGGTGTTGCTGCTGCCGGTCTTGCTGCTACTGGTCTTGCGGCGGCTTCTTATTCGAAAAATGGCTTTAGGGACGCTGGAATTATGGATGCAGCGAGGGAAGGTTACCGTGAAGAAATTACTAGAAAATATTTTACACCTGACATGGGAAGCACAGTTAATATGACTAACACAAGAAACTTGGGTATATTGGACATGGCAAGAAGAAATCCATGGAGCTCAGGTACATCATCGTACTCTCTTCCATCCCTTCCATCCCTTTCATCCTTTCCATCCTTTCCATCCTTTCCATCCCTTCCAAGTATTGATTTGAGTTTTGGTTTGGATTTTGATTTTTTTGGCGGCGAATATGAAAATATAAAAAACAAACAAACAAAAAAAAGAGCGATAAAACATAAACGCAAAACATTGCGTCGATAAAATGATATATATTTACGCGCATCACTAATTAGTAAAAATGCGGCGCATTATTTGATAGCATTATATATACTATCAAATTATGGAAAAGGGCGCACCATTGAATAACATATATAAAATACATATTTTGGACGCTTCGGGTAAAATCGAGCACGTATATGTGTTTTGCAATAAATATAAAAAATCTTCTGATATGAAAGAATTATTTAGCGATCTAGAGCTCGCGCTATTTGAATCGAACAAAACTGAGATCACGTTTTCAAACCAATTTATTTATTCGGACGATACCATCCATTCCATAAAGCAAAAGATTATATTTGAACTAGGATCAACCGTCGCTCTAGAAGAGATATATATGTTTGGATTTTTCTCAAATAAATTGGATATTTCTCTAATGTTCCAAGACGCGACGTCAGTATCAAATGCTTCCGAATTAACGCAGCAACAATTCAAGCAACTCGTATTGAATTTGAATATAACACCCAGCAACGTTAACAACCTGGATATGACGAAGGATTCATACACATACGAGGACTTTCTGAAATTACAGCAGGGAGACACTTGTGTCTTGGCGAAACCTCTCGGGATAAAATTCCAAGATCGTTACAACTATATGTTTTCGGCGAACCCGTTTCACGTAAAATACTCCGTTTTCCAAGAATCCCCGGACAACCAGATGTTGCTTTTTGAAAATACGTTGTTATTGAATTACGGGTCGCTGGATTCGAATAATATCTACGTTTCCTTCGCAGAAAGCGTATTTGAAAACTCTGACAAAAGTGGATTGGACCCGGAACAAATGAGCCGACTCTATTTCCCGTTGCTATACAAAAACGGAATAGTAGAGCGAGATTCATTGAATGATAATCGCGAAGATATGATTCGTAGTTCTAAGAAGGCATTGGGTCAAAACACGCTTCAATATTACGAATCCATCGACATATTTCACGAAATTTACTGGCGGCGTAAAATAGAACAGCCCTATATAAGACGCGGGATAACGAAATATTCCTTTGTTTTGAATCCGTCGTCGAATTACCTTTTTCCCTTGGACACAATATTCAAAACAATACATGCTACGAAATCCACACCGTTTATCAAATATAACCCAGGAAAACGCCGTGAAAATATGTATCGCCTTTATTCCGAATATATTTCGCAGAATGGAAAGAAAATACCTGTATTATCGGAATCTGTCGTAAAACGTCTTATTCGTGATATGGGAAGGTCTCACCAGATATCGCTTTATTTGCAAGACGAATCGAAAAACGAGGTTTTCATATCTTTTGATACCAATGCGAAAATGCGTGTAAACGGTGATTTATTAGAGCCAATGCTTCCGGAGGAATTTGCTCAATTTATTATGGCGGCAGTGAATCCCGTAATACAGATCATAAATAATGTTTTGCAGTCGTCGGGATACAGTCTTGGGTTATTAACGTCAATGAATAACGATTTGATTCAAGATTCGAGTTATAAATACGTTGCTGTTCTTCCTATTCAAAAAAAGGTGGACCTTGGAAAACAGCGAGGATCCATTGGGAATGTATTTGACGTATTTGATTCTGATGTTGTATCCGGAGCCAATATGCGATTCAAACGCGTAGAAAATTTTAAAGAGATGGATGCCCAAGCGGCGCTTATTACGAAAATGTATCAGTCCGCAAACGACGATCGTGATATCTTGACCACGCTTATGACAAATTATCGCATGTCAGAAGAAGACGCAATCGACCGTTTGGTGAATTATCGAAGTGAACATCAAGAGATCGCGGGAAAAGTAATTGAAAACCCTGGATTTCCCGCGATTTTTCGAATGGAATCGATGACGAATAATCTAGTCGCAGAAGTTGATGAAATCAACCATCTGTCACATATTGATTCTCTGCATATTTATATAGATACGATTTTGAGGATTTCCCAAGACAAATCGAGTACCTCTTTTTCTGTTGATGAAATAGATGCATTTTGCACAAGGGAATCAAAGCCCGCACCTCTGGCACAGGATAATGTTATTTCGGCGAGCACTGAAATTCCCACAGCGGAAGTTTACAAGATTCAACCATTGAAATTCGGAAAAGAAGAAGAACAGCTCGATGAAGATGATGATGAAGGAGGCATTTATTTCGATGACTATGATGAGGAAGCAAGTCAAGTAGACGATGAAGACATAAGTGAATCAGAGGACCAAGAGGGAGGCGATGGCAGCAAAGATGAAGACGAAGATGAAGACGAAGATGACGCGAGCGTAGCGGAAATAAGAGAAACGGCAAGCGGAACAGACGATAATTACGCGATCAATATTGACGGAATGTCATTGAAAAAACCCAATCCGTTCCAAAGAGCCAAGGACAAACGTGATCCGAAGTTGTTTTTGACCGAATCGCAGGGTAAATATCATTTGTATTCCCGCGCCTGCCCATCAAGCGATCGTAGACAGCCAGTGATTTTAACCGAAGACGAAAAAGAACGCATCGATAAGACCAACCCGGGATCCTATGATCACGCCATCAAATATGGATCTGATCCTAAAAAACCGTTTTATTATATTTGTCCGAGGTATTGGTGTTTGAAAACAAATACTCCCCTCACTGATGAACAAGCGAAATCAGGTGTATGCGGAGATATTATTCCGCAGAACGCCAAGGTTGTTCCTAAGGGTGCATACGTCTACGAGTTTGCGAATAAAACCGAGCATTTTGATAAAAACGGGAAATATATTCAACATCACCCTGGGTTCTTGAAACAAGATCGCCATCCTGAGGGATTATGTATACCCTGTTGTTTTGGAAAAGACTGGAATTCCGCGCAGTTAAAGAAAATGCGCAGTCAGTGTGCACAAAATGACGCAGCAGAGAAAGCCGCTGAAGCCTCAGTCGCAGACGGAAAAAAAGGGTCGAATTACATCATTAAAGCGGTTAGTTATCCATTGCCGCAAAATCGGTGGGGGTTTCTTCCTATCGCCATGCAGTTATTTTTGGGAATGGAAGCAGATAAGCTCGTGGTAACACATAACGCCGCGCTCATCCGACCTGATGAAAAGATCTTGTTACGGTACGGCGTAGAACAATCTGAACGTCAGTCGTTCATAGGTTGTATGGCTTATTTTTACGCATATAAACACGGGTTACCAAAATCCCCGTCTATTCAAGAAATGCGCGAGATTCTGGCAAAGGCGATAACTCTCGATTTGTTTTTGAAATATCACAATGGTTCTCTTCCTGCAATATTCAGACCCAAGTCTTTCAACCAAGAAGGAATCGATGTCGATAAATATCTGGACTCTTCTGTATTCGCCAAAAGTCTTAGCATCAAAGACGAATCGCAATTGGATTTTTTGGAAGAAACCATTGCGTCTTATGAAAACTTTTTGGCGTTTTTACGAGATGACGCTTCCATATTGGACCACACCTATCTTTGGGACATAGTTATTGATTCCAATCCTAGTATTATGAGGGATGGTTTTAATTTGGTAATAATGGAAATTCCAGATAATGACATTACAAATAATGTGCATATGATTTGCCCTACGAATTCGTATTCTTCGTCCACTTTCATCTCCAATAAAGAAACTATTATTCTAATTAAACAGTCAAGTACGTATGAACCGATTCATTTATACGAAGAAAAACATGGCGGCGAGATTGTCGTGAAAAAGGCGTTTATGGAGAATAAATCAATCGCAAATATAAAAACGATGTTGAAACTCATTCAGAATTCTAGCAAGAAACACTGCACCGCAATTCCGAGCATGCCTCGAGTGTATAAGTTCAAACAGGCTTCCCCTGCTATTGACGTTATTCGAATTTTGAAGGCGCATAATTATATAGTAATTGGTCAGGTTATGAACTACAATAACAAAATAATAGGATTACGCGTTAATACTCAGGTAGAGCAAGAGGGTGTATTTTTGCCTTGTTTCCCCTCGGGAATAGTTGATGGAATTCCCATTTTTTATATGGACGATCCTGCTTTGTGGTTGGATTACGTCTCGACACGCGATCGATTGATCGGCATTCATAACGAAACCGCGGGAAAGATTACGTGTTATCCTAAGATTAAAATGATGGAAGATCGACTAATAGTGGGAATTTTAACAGAGACCAATCAGTTTATTCAAATCGACCCTCCTATTGCGAACGATTTCCAAGACGAACTTACTGTAACGAATCATTTAAATTACCCTATTATTTCTAAAAAAGGAGTAGATAAGACCATGGCGACCTCGAAAACGCAGGACACCGAGCGCGTGGAAGCAATGCGAAAAATTTCATTGGAAAGCCAATTTTATACGGTTTTCCGAAATTCGGTTAGACTTGCGTTTAATGATTATGCGAATTCATTGAAGCGAAAACAGATATTAGACTTGCTTGATGCGGGGTCTGTTTTTTATAGGGACAAACTTTCCAAGATAACGTCGATTTTACGGGACTTAATGTCGCCAACGACCGCATTTCAGACATTTGACGCCGAAGTGTTGAATAAGTTTGAAGAAATACTCACTTGCAATCAAACAGAGGAGGGAGGCAAATGTAAACCATATTGTTTGACCACTGAATCGGGTGGATGCAAGCCCCTCTTTCCAAAGACGAATCTAATGAGCGGATTAGATAATGAAAAAACGTACTACGTTCGAGTCGCGGATGAATTAATTAGATATCGCAGAATAAGGATTTTTATGTTGAACCCAAAGACCTATTTGAATATATCCAGCACGGAATATAAAATCTTGCCAAATGAATTATTCATGTTGGAGGGTCTTTTAATGAATTATTTTGTAGGACTGGTTCCTTATAGCATGAACGCTAGAGTGGCTAATATTCATTATGATAATGCGAAACCCGAGCTATCTGTAAAATATTCCAACGAGATTTCAACGAAAGCTCAGCGTGAATTAATCGACGTTGCCGATCCTGAATCGAACCGTCTCGATGAATATATTTTGGATTGTATCAAAGAAACGCGCACAATAATAGGAAATGATAAGATGGGATCTTGGAAAATCGTATTCCCCACTTCGGCAAAGGAAATTATATTCGGCGAATCGATTATTTGTAGTTATATCCCTATGATTTATGTATTACAGCATGTTTTGAATACGAAATCGATCACGGTGCAAAACGTAAAAACTAGTCTTTGGAATGGGTATAGTCAATTAATGGCGGAATATCGCGATAAAATGATTTCGTTATTGAGACGGCAGGGGAAACGCGAACTTATGGATTTGATAACGACAAATAAATCCACGTTTGAACACGTGGTGTTTAGTGATGCGTATTATATTACGGATTTGGATTGGTGGGTTATGTCGCGTGTTGCGAATTTACCGGTAGTTTTGTTCTCTTCTACAACTTTGAAATACTTGGTTCATAATGTCGAGTGGCTCAAGTTGAACGCGAATGTGGCGAGCGAATCTTCCTATAAGAAATATTATTTTGTGAGATCACCATTGAACGTGGGCGTTAATTCACCGCCGGGTTATAACGTGGTTTCCTTGCCTTATTCTTTTTCGGAATTGCGCAGCGATGTATTTTTACAAGCCGAGCGCGGGGATCCTAGGTTCGCGGATAATATACAATCTCTTATGCAATATTTATCGAGTTATCATGCTATTCAGCGACCTAAGAAGGGTGACTGAAATTGAATTTCCGCGGATTATGGGGCACCGATGAAATCAAAAAACATCAACACTCGGACTAAGAAATCTTGGAGCTAGTGAAGGAATTCTTCGTGAAAAGAGTTCGATAATGCCATGAAGATCCTTTCGCGAAGCGTAAAAAAAGGGACTTAGCCCAATTTTTTTTACTTAACTAAACTACAGAACAAACTACTCTACTTTTGTTTTTTATAAATTTGTCAGACACTAAGCTTCGCTTTCAGTCGCTTCGCTTTCAGTCGCTTCGCTGGAAATTGGTCCTCCGGGAGTTCCTGATCTTTGAGAATTATTATTATTATTATTATTATTCGTATTGGATGCAGGCGAGTTTGCAGTTCCACATTGAGAGGGGCATGTCTGGCATGACATTGGTACAATTTGAGTCTTTTTGATATAATCGTTTGTCGACATTTCTTTCTTCCAGAAATCTATAATTTGTTGAGGCACAGATCCACTTTTACCATCTCCTTTTCCTCCTTTTCCTCCTTTTTCCTCATCACCTTCTCCCTCATCACCTTCTCCCTCATCACCTTCTCCCTCATCACCTTCTCCGTAACCATCTTCATCTGTTCTTTTGTGTATTAATACGGGATCTACATATAATTCGCCATTCACCATAAATAACGTAAATGCAATATAATAATAAGGCGAATGAGTATTATCACTGCATATTACAACTAAACTTTCTTCTTGGTCTGGTTCAATTAGAATGCACCATTCTTGTTCATCCATGGTTTTAACATTATCCGGTCCAAAATCTATCTCATTATTTTTCCCCATGTCGTATACTTTATCAGTGACCTTTACACCATAAGACGATTTTTTAGATTTAACGTCAGAAATTCTCTTAGTATCAGTTGATTCTTTTACTGATATTATTCCTTCTGATGAAGCGTCAGCATCGTCATTCATATCAAACATATCTCCGTCTACATAAGCAATATACCCTAAAATATCATAGTTATTAGAATCTAAAATCAAAACATATGAATCACTTTCATTCGGCGAAATATAAATAATCGCTAGTTCCAAGTCAACACTTGTGTATATAAATGCATTTTCATAACCGTTGGATCTATTTGCGACGTTCGAATCATCCCCGTCGATTGATCCATCCTTGTAAATAACAATATCATCCATATCATCGGTTTCTATAGTAACTGATCCGTCGCTTGTATCAAATGATATTGTTTGATAGTCGTCGTCTACAAATGTATGAACTAACCCCGCTCCCTCGAATGTCGATTTTCTATAATAAGAAAACAGCCAAAATGCGAGCAAAACAATGACAGCTCCTATTAAAATATGAATTGGCTTTATACTAAACATTTAATCGAGAATATATATTCTATGAGGATAAAAATTGATTTTCAATTTCGAATGAGGCGTCAAATCAAACAATGAGTCTTTCGAAATATTACGATAAGGAGGCAAACCAATACGAGATAGGAATCGATGAAGCAGGACGTGGTCCGCTATTCGGAAGACTTTACGTCGCCGGAGTTGTTTTACCTAAAGGCGATGAATTCCTCCATGGGAATATGAAAGATTCGAAAAAGTTCAGTTCTAAAAAGAAAATCTGCGAACAAGCTGAATATATCAAAGCTCACTGTATCGCCTGGTCCGTTCAGTACATCGAACCCGATGTCATTGATGATATCAACATTCGTCAAGCTGTGTTTCGAGGAATGCATTCGTGTATTCGGGATATTATTCAGAAAATATCCCAAATGGGTTTCCAGCGAAATCTTAGACATCCGAATGAATACATGTTGCTCGTGGATGGTAATGATTTCAAACCATTTACTGTCTACGATGATATTTCGGAGGAAATTCGAGCGTTTCCGCATGAAACGATTGAAGGAGGTGATAATAAATATACGTCGATTGCAGCGGCGTCGATTTTGGCTAAAGTATCACATGATGAATATATCGCCGAGTTGTGTCAGCAATATCCAGTGTTGACAGAGAGATACAATCTTGATAAAAATGTTGGATATGGCACCAAAGCACACATGGAGGGAATTCAAGAGCATGGAATTACGCAATGGCACCGTAAGACATTCGGTCAAATATGTAAAAATGCTAGAATGAATCACTTGTAATTTATACTGTTCTGATTCTCGATCTTACACGTCTAGTCTTTGATCGAGATTTACTTTTCGATTTATTCATAGAGAGCGTTTTCCCACCTTCTCTTCTTGTTCTAGGATTATTTTCTTTGTCAATATAGGAAATTAAATTTTCGTCAAAGTTGTCTAATAACAATAACTTATCAAATTCACGCTTGTTAATAGATTTTTTGTTTACAAAAGTTCCGTATAATTTTGTGTTTTCAATATCAGGTATGATTACTCTCGGAAATAAATTCGCAGAGTGTATTTTCAAAAATGTGACTAACATTCTAGACCATGGCTGAAAATCTTCGCAGAATTTTTTATACTTTTCCATAATGGATTTTACAAGAGGGTCGCTCGGGTCACTCGAAATGGCAAGTATTATTTTGAAATATTCCGATAAGATATGCGGGTGTTCGAGCGCAAATGATTCATCTCCGGGGAATTCCACACATGATAATTGCTCTAGCGTTAATCCGAATTTATCAAATTTTAGTTTAGATAAGGATGTTATTATTTTTCTGTCGTATTCGTTCGAGTAATAACTTCTTATACAGTATAGAAAACGAATGAATTTAATTAAAAATTCTAATAATTTTTTAAACTCGGGTGTTTTTATAATAGAACACTCAGGCTCTTCCGTCAAACATAAATTTTCATATTTAGTTTTTAAATCATCGAGACACTCCTGTTCTTCTAGGCAATAAGCCTTGCAATTTTCATACTTTTTTAAGTATTTAAGGGTTGTTTCGTCAAACATTTATATTACACATATATTTTTCTAAATTACCCGCGTCTATGCTGATGTATTTGGTTTCTCGATCCATTAGGCTATATCCTAGAGGGAACCCCTGGTCATCAGAATCCGCAAAGCGGATTCCAGACCCCTAACCCCCTCCTGCCCTTCGGGGAATTCTAATTTCTTACCGTTTTCCATCATAAGATTTCTTGATGAAAAACTGTTATAAATTTCCTGGGTTCCCGGTGGATAATGCTGCTATATCCGATTAGAACTTGGTCGTGTATGAATGCAAGTCCAAGGGTATATTCCACGGGCTTACCTTCGAATGTGAATAATTTCGACCATCGTTTTACCTGGTGCGTGTCTTTTTCCAACACGACGAACATGTGATAATAATACCTAGTTTTTCATAGCTTACCAAATGACAAATAAACCATATTTCATCGCCGTGTAAAACTCCGTTGGTGGATCCACGTAACCCCTCCTAAATAATAACTGCATATATGCAGACGGCTGTGGTTAATGATTCCAAGATTTGTGTAACAACTGTAAAATGCATGGTCAACGCGTTATAACTTTTTAGCGCGATATGCAAAAAATAAAAGGGGAGGAGTCGTAGGGAACCGTAGTTCTCTACAGTTTTTTATATTTGAAGTATATAACCATGTCATTTACGAGATACCACGACGACCCATTGAGAATAAAGAAACAATCGGAGATGTCGAGTTTTGCGGAACGATATTATTTAGATACACCTGGACCGGGAATTAATTTACCGTTTTTCCAAGATCCACAGTTGAGACTTCAACACTGGGGAGCGAATTTACAGACCAATACGGTTGGTGTCGAAAACGACCTTTTCGGAATGACGCGCAAACTGGATCGCGATTCCGAATTGAACAACTATAAGTCTCACGCGGCATCGAGTTCTATGCCATCTTATCCTTCTGCTGATCCTACAGTCGAAGAATCGCGCGCGAGTCATCCGGCTTGGTCGTATCGTTCTTTAGAACATCCCAGATGGGAAGAGCCATGGATTAATCCCCAGGCGAATTTAGAGAAGAAATTCCAAAACAATATTCAAACTAGAATTTTGGAAAAAGACTACCATAAAACCACGGTTATGGATCATTCTAGATTGAACCAATAAATAACATAAAAACATGACGATTTGTTATTTATAATGAATTACGACACTGACGCTCTGGAGAGTTGTTCTCTTTACGGCGCCCGCCGTAAAGAACCTACTCGCGTTGATCAAATGAAACAGATACAAAAAAACGCATTAGAGTTATTTTCCAAAAAAAACGCCGACTATGGCGACGCCTTTGCAAAATATGGTGTGATCGGAGTTCTTATGCGGATTGAAGACAAAATCCAGAGATCGCTATCCATTACAAAGAATGGCGTTAATTTAGTAAATGATGAGGGCATTCGAGATACACTATTGGATTTACATAATTACGCGGCGATGGCGCTTATGTTGTTGGATGAGTGAAGCAAGCCGCTTCAAATATTTTATTTATTATGTTATAGTAGTAAATAAAGATGGAAATTGCAATACCGTTAATGGCGTTAGCCGGATTATATGTTGTATCTAAGCAACAGACGACAAAGAATAACTTGGCAATTGAGGAAGGATTTGGCGCACGCGATGATCTTCCGAATACGAATATACCGAACGTGAATTTTCCAAATGAATTCCCTGTTGAAAATGTAGAATTAGATTCAACAGGTCGTCTTACTCATGATAACCGATATGACGGCGGCGCCGCGTGGACCGATAAATTCTATAACCCGAATGCAAAAGAAAACGCTTTTGCAAATGAATCCGGAAGTAAAGGCGAGGGTAAATATTATTCATTAACCGGTCAAATGGTAGACGAAGACTATTTTAATCATAAAAACATGGTTCCATATTTCGGTAGCAAAATTCGAAGCCGTCAATTTGACGCAAACGCCGTCGAATCGCTTATGGACAATTATTTAGGAACAGGTTCACAGCAAATCGAGAAAAAAGAACAATCGCCGCTTTTTTCACCCGGAGACAATTTTGCATGGGCATATGGTGCCCCTAATCAAAACGATTTTTTCCAGTCCCGCGTTAATCCTAGCATGAACATGGCAAACGCGAAACCATTTGAGGAAGAACGCGTGGCGCCGGGTTTAGGGTTGGGTTATGGAACACAGGGCGCTGCTGGTTTCAATTCTGGTATGTTAGCGCGTGAAACATGGATGCCCAAGACGGTAGATGAACTGCGAACAGCGAACCATCAGAAATCGGGCGGAAATGTAACTTTGGGATACGAAGGTCCGGCGTCGAGTTATGTAAAATCGCTTGGCTCAATTGGTCAGGTGGAAAAAAACCGACCCGAGCGCGCATTTGAAATGGGACAAGAACGGTTGATGACAACTACTGGATTAGAAAAAGGTCAGACGTTACAATCGATGCCAATTGATCGTGCAACAAGTCGTATGGAAACGTCGATGTCTTACGCAGGAGGCGCCGGAGTAGCAAATTCCAATGTATACGTAGATGGTGAATACATGCCGTCTAAACATCACGATTTGCCTTCATACCCGGTTTCCGGCGTGAGTTCTGTTGGTCGTGGTGGCGCCATGGCTGCGGACTACGGTGTCAAGTCA